GACAAGAAACCTACGTCAGGTATCACACCCCGTACACCTAAGCAGAAAGACCTTATCGACGCTATCAAAGGGAGTAAACAGGTTCTCATCTTAGGTCCAGCAGGTACAGGTAAGACCTATGTGACAGCCACATGTGCTGCTGACCTATATACCCTCAAGGAAATAGACAAGATTGTCATTACACGACCTCACGTAGCTGTAGGTAAGGACATTGGTTTCCTGCCGGGTACACTAGAGGAAAAGGCACAACCTTGGGCACTACCTGTACTTGATGTACTCACTAAGCACTTGAGTAAGGGTACAGTAGATACTGCACTAAAGTCAGGTAACATTGAAGTGGCTACCTTAGCTCTAATGAGGGGTCGTAGCTTTGACAATGCCTTCATCATCGTAGACGAAGCACAGAACATAGAGATACCTGAGATCAAGATGCTCTTGACACGTGTGGGAGAAGGCTCTACTATTGTTCTTAATGGGGACATTCAACAGTCTGACCTAAAGGTTACTTCTGGCCTAGCCAAGGTAATTCACTTGGCAAAGAAACATATGTTGGATGTACCTGTTGTAGAGTTTGGCATTGAGGACATTGTTCGTAGTGGTATCTGTGCTGAGTGGGTAAAAGTGTTTGTCAAGGAGAACCTGTAGTTGGCTAAATGGAAGGAAGAAGTGTTGAACACTATTCGAGAGTACGACCCTGTAGAGAAACCTATGCACTACAATCATTCCGAGGGAATTGAGTGTATTAAGTACATCAAGCAGGTACTAGGACTAGACGGTTTCATTGCTTATTGTCGTGGTAACGTAATGAAGTACAACCACCGTGCCTTTTATAAAGGTAATCCCGCAGAGGATATGGCTAAAGCTGAGTGGTACTTGAAGCGGGCTAACGAAGCCCTACTGGAGAAACATAAATGAGGATAAACATATGTACACAGCTTTAATCTTAGCTTGTGGGGTAGACTTAACGTCATGTCAGTCTTTCATGTACCCACTACCCCTACCTGACGAAGAGACTTGCATGAGTACCTTAGCAGAAGGTATTGACACACTAGAGGGTCAGGGCCTTTATATTCGGGACTATACCTGTCACCAGTGGCAGACAGACACTTAAACAATAGAAAAAGCCGCAGGTATCCACTCAAGGACGCCTGCGGCTTTATTGTATTTAATAACTTGTTTACTAATTACTTCGTTTGAATAACGACATAGTACGTCTAGCTATCTCCCTCGGAGAGGGAATGAGGAAGCCACACAACACACCAAAGGCTAAGACTAGCCACAGTGGGTACTCGTTAACCACAACAGTCTCTACAGCGTCTGAGGACACCCTTGTAGTCGTGTTACGTTGGTCTATGGTGTCTACCCTACTGTTGGGTCTTACACTCACTGTAGGGGCTACATTATTTGTCGTGCCAATCGTCTGGGAGTTGGTTTTCCCCGCCTGTACGTTCGCCGCTACGTTTGGACCCCCTCCCGTGAGAAACTGAGGTATTTGACTGCAACTTACCGTAAGCATCAAAACCAAAGGAAGCAGCAGCAAAAGAGAAGATAGGCCAGACAAGGACTTCGACAATCTCAACATCTTTAGTCTCCACGACATATACTAGCCAGATAAGAAGGACTACAGCCAACTCTCTCTTAAAGGTCTTCTTAGTTAGAACGGGCTTCTCTTTCGATTGCATCACGAATAGCCTTTAGGTTTTCATCTATCCGAGCCATCATCACAGCTTGATCTTGGACCATGTTCTCCATAGCCTCAATCCTAATCTCTGCTCGCATGATAGAACGAGAGTTGTTGTCAACATCATTCCGTAGAGTAGCGACAAACCAGATAAGGGCAATAGTCTGTAAGATGATGGCAAAGATGAAAGTTACGGGGACACCTTTGGATAAGTGCCAAGGTTCTTCACTCATGGGTATGCCTTTCGAGAGAGTTGATAGTGTGGGCCATCAGGGAAGCTCTTCCAGTCACCACCCCACTCAAGGTCTACCTCAAGCTCTTCGGCAGCTTGTTTCATAGCATCAGCGATAGGGTAGAAGTATTCCCAATCCCATGAGATAGGCCAAGGGGCAATGTCTACAGCATGGCCTGTTAAGTGGCGTGAGTTCATTGTAGTAGACTTACCAGTCTTATACAATTCACGCTGACGATTAATGTTACGTATACCCTCAATTACAGTGAAGTCCTGTTCTGTAATCTGGATAGCTCGTTTGACAACATCCACAAGGTCAGGGTGAACACCTGATAGGTTCTGTAGGCTACGATTACCTAGTTTGTATGACATGTGTTGGTACTCCTAGGGCTTGACGGGCCATACAACAGTGTTTGGGAAGCCCTCTTGCTCTGGAACGTCCCGCAGCGCTTGGCGGTAGGTTGCCCATGCGGCTTGGTCGACGGGTGCGTCTGCCACTTGCGTCCAGTCGGATGAAATTAACTCAGCGTCACGATAAGACCTAATTTCAGAAGCCGTTAGGGTTGGCTTCCTATCAATCACACCTGCAAAACCTGAAACTTTTTCTACAGCTTCGGAGTAGCCTTCATCCTCAGGAAAATAGGCAACTACATTACCCACTCCATCAACCCGAATGACATTTACTTGCGTATCGTCTGTCCAAAAATAATCAAACATATCAAAGATTGCTCGCTACATCAAAAATGTTTCGGGTTAAGTAAGTGTCGGATACCCCGCAGCCAAAACCTGAAAGTCTAGAATTATTATTGCTAGGGAATGTACTGCGATGAAGCCATTTAATCTCATCACCAACAGTAATTGATAGGTCAGCCGTTCTAGTAACAGGGGTGTTGGTGTAGCTACTCCAACTGGCTATCTCCACGTCGTTTTTCATTAGCCTCAAGAAAGCGCCTTGACCACCACCAGTTGGGCCGCCCGTGCTATCATAGTGGTTAACGGAAAACCTAGCTGACCCACTAATTTTAAGTATATCATATGTGCCACCCGGACCCTCATTTCCCAATGACGTATCTCCGAGAGTAAAATCAACTAAGCCAAGTGAACCGTTGATATTATAAACGTCGGATGCAGTAACGGTCAGAGAAGGTAAATCTGAGGGTTGTGCCGCTGCCTTAGCTCTAATTTTAGGAGCGCCTGTTGCACCTTCTGAAATAGCAATAGGGTTATCCCGCATAGCCGACATAAGTTCAGACGTAACAGGAGCCTTCGGGTCTAACTGTGTGTCTGTAATAGTTGTCCAGTCCGTCATATTATGCTCCGGTTAAATTATCTGGTAGGGTTCGTCGGTGAAGATGATGCCAGCAGCATCTGCAATATAACAACCATCTTCTTTTTCTTCGGTAGTGGCAGTGTCATAGCCATTAGCATCATTTTCCATGATGTAGCCATATTTACCTAAGTATAAATACTCTTGAGCGAGTATCTCTATCTCATGCCCAGCTACAGTTTCTGTTCTTTGAATTACCTCAAACAGAGTTGGGATAGGCTTTCCTGTGTCATCAGTTATAACACGACTTGACACTTCAATAACATCGGTGAGACCAATGTCAATGTCCTTGATGTCAAGTTTTATCTTTAGCACTTTAGGGGCACTATTAAACCTAGTAAGGAGTCGTAGAGACCTAATACGAACAGCAGCGTCTCTACCTAAGTTTAGCCAACGACAAAAAATCTCCCTGATACGAACATCATTGTAGGAGTTCTCTTGTTCAGCTACTGCATCTACAGTGACCCTAATCCTGTCGTAGTTAGATTTATCTTTAGGTCCGTCTGTTGGGTTAGCTTGCACAGAGTAGAAGTGTATCTGAGTTAGTCTGTCTTCATCACGATCCTCTTGAGAGATTTTCTTGATGTTAGCGTCGTCAGATAAAGTAAAAGGAACATCGTCAATATCAAGAGGCTTAGTCAACTTCATCTTAATCTCTTGGCCTACATCATCCCACCAGATACTTGCACCAAGTACAGCTAACTCTCCAATTAGAGTAGCTACAGCAGTGGGTTCTGTAATGACAGTGTTCAGCAGTAGGGTAGCAGCCCACCTCTCAGCCTCTTCCTGCCAATCAGCAGTAGGTAGATAAGAAGCTGGTATGTCGGTGTAGTTAGATAGGAGGTCGTCTAATACCTCACTAATTAGTGCGTCTTCGTACACAATAGCTTCTTGGAGAGTGTCACCTTGAGAGTGTTCGTCCTCTTCAGTCCTATACAGACCACGACCAGTAATTGTGATAGTGTCTGAGCTTCTAGTGTAAGAAACAACTTCGTCACCGATAACAGCATAACCAGAAGCAGGGTACTCTGACCCAATACCTGATGGAGACAAATCAAAAGTGATTAGACCTGTGGTAATGTCCTCACTTAGCTCACCCTTACTAGCAAAAGGTGCAGTGGCACTTTTCTTTTCAGCTAGAGTAAGTACGTCCTTAGCCTCAAAGGTTACGTTACCGTTGTCGTCTGGTCCAGAAACCTCAGTCATAATAAAGTGTCTGGTTTGCAAGACAGTCAGTACGCCACCGTCTACATACCCGTCAACAACCCTTAAGGCACGACCAGCATAAAAGGGAAACCTGCTTTTTAGCTTAGTAAAGAATGACCCACGTTCTGCTGGATCATACCCACCCTCGTCAGTTTGTGCTGTGCCATCAACCCTACCAGACTGGTACTTATCCAGAAACCTGTCGTGGTAAGCAAAGTCAGCTAGTTTAACTATGACCTTACCCCTCTTACCTAAGGCACCAAGTTTAGGTGTCGTACCACTAATGTTCACAGAGGAGCTAAAAGCTGAGACCGACTTGAGTGCAGGAAAGTACACGTCCCCCTTAGGGGAACTAGCAGTGGGGGTAATAAACTTAAGGGTCTTTGTCCCCTTATCGAAGTTAGCAGTTGACTGGCAAGTAGCAAAGGTATTAAAGCACTTTCTAACACCAGTAGTACCTAACACTGCATCACAAGCCCCCGTCCCGTAGGAAAGAGTACAATAGTCAATATCAATCTCTACGATTTGGACGGGTTCTATATTAGCCAACGTAGGCCTCCATTTGCAATGAAACTTGGTAGAATATACCGTTGCTTCCAAAAGTGGGTCTCATCTCTCCCCCAGAAGTGCGCCTTGCGTATGCGACATCCTTGTCAAACACGGAAGGACCAGCAGCCCAGAAAAAAGTTTTAGCTGAGTTGTAGTGGTAACGGAAGTCTTGAAAGGCAGTGCTTTCTACTTCACTTCTCTCTAGGATATTCAAATTGACAGAAGTGTCTGCACTCTTCCTCACGATACGGTTCTGGAAGAACTGACCACCTAAAGAGGTGTTCTGTAGAAGTTCAATCTCTTCCGCCATCCAGATGGGCGTGTAAGAAGGGACAATACCAGTCTCAAAGATCAGAGGTACACCCAAGAACAAGTTACCTATAGAGGGTGCAGCAGTTGCCCCTGTAACGACCAAACTAAACTCGTCTGTACTTGGTGTATCACCAAAACTAGCTTCATCAAATAAGATGAGAATAGTTGTGTCGTCACTAGGTGTAATAGTCGCTAGGGTGGTAGTACCCCTCTTTACAGCGACAGTGGCACCTTGAGTACCTAAGTCATGGGCAGCGATGCCCACAACACTAGCATTAGCACTTGTAGATAAGCTACAGGTAACTGTACCGGAGGTTGTAGTAGGCTTCCAGTAGTCAAAGGTACTATCAGTGAGTAGGTTCTCTACTTCATTGTTAGTAGCCTCTGTGGAAGCCGACACAGTGCCACCTAGTAGGACATTATCCCACAACACCATAGGGGCTTTATCTAGGTCTACCTCAGTTCTTTCAATGTAGATCATCTTGCAACCTCAAACACAAAGCCTCTGTTTTCATTTTCTTCATATAGAGCCTCGAAGATGTTAGATAGTTGCTCCCCACTTATGAGGCTACTACGATCAATACCTTCGATTATAACCTTCTGTGGAGTAGCTGGTTGTGATTGTGCTGGCATAGTGGCAGCGGCACCATCTTGAGAAGAACCTAATCCCCCACCGCCACCAGAACTAAGCGCACCACCAGCTTGCATGAGGCCAGTTGCAGCTACAATACCTGCTTGAACCTTAGTAAAGCCTGCGATTTTAGCTGCTGCTGGTGGACCCAAGATAGGGCCGAGTTCTGCTAAAGCCCTAACCTGAGCCGCAGCACCACTAGCAATAATCTCAGCTATTCTTAGACCCTTAGTCAAAGCTATAGAGGCGATAGCTGCGGCTTTGGATTTTCCGGCAAACATATTTAACAAGCCAGCAAGGTCTCCGTACATGGCCTTAGCTGAACCGGAAACCATGTCGCTTTCCCTCTTCTTAATTTTAACTAGCCTATCTGAATACTCTTGCTCTAGTCGGAGTTTAGCTTCTGCTTGCCCGCCAATGATCTCAAGTTCGGTTTCGTTATATTGACCCAAGAGTTCAAGTTGTTCACTACGCCACTGTTCTAGGGTCTCTCTTTCGGTCATAAGACCTTCTATAAAGGACTCTAGGCCGTTGTCTTCGGTTGGCAGTGAAGAGGTGCCAGTGTCGTCGCCATAAATAGACTCTCCGTTTAAGGTAGGGTCTCTGGGGTCAGTAGTCCCCCTACCGCCGTACTTATTTAGGGCTTGACCACCACGAGTAAATCCTATTTTGTCCGCATCAATAGCGGCCTGTAGGTTACGGGCAAAAGAACCTGCGGCTGTAGCTGTGTCTTCGGTTTCCCTGCGTATCTGAGACATAATCAGAGCTATTCGACTGAGCCTCGACTCAGATGCAGACTCAGCTTCCGCTTGCTTCCTAGCAGACTCCTCCGCCTCTTCTCGCATCCTCTTTTGCGCCTCACGGAATACCCTAATGCCACTCTGCACGGCTTCTTCTCTAGCCTGTACGGAGTCTTCGTCCATTTGACGGACTTTCAGGTAAGCCTCACGAAAGAAACTAACCATCTCTCTGGTGTACTCTTCTACACCTTCAAGAGCCTCGTCAGACTCTTTTTTCCTGAGGGTGGCTAGTCTGTTCTCAGCCTCTTCAACCTTTGCCAATGCAGCTTGTACTTCATCCGATGCGTCAAGTCGATTTTGAAGTATTTCTTCTTCTTGCTCAAGAGTTCTAGAAACACCGACAGATTCTACGGCTAGTTCCTGTTTTATGCTTCTTACGAGGGCATTGTAAGTACTTGTGTAATCTGCAAGAGCCTTTTCTTGAGCCTCTATGGATAAACTTTCCTCTACAGAAATACCCAACTTTGCGGCAGATTGTGTCCTCAAGTAGTCTTTTAGGCTTGAATCTAAGGATTTAATCCTATCTTCGAACTCGGAAATGTCATCAGAGGCTTCTTTTGCCTGTTCTCCAGACCTCATAAAAGCAGCGCCAATGGCAGTAACCAGAGGGATAACGATACCAAGACCCGCAGACAACCCAATCAAGGCTGTGGTACTAAGACCAAAGGCCCCTGTCATAAGGGGTAGGATACCTACCAACTGAGTTGCCTGTTGTCCGAAGGCAACAAAAGGACTTGTGCCAGATTGTACCTGAACTAAGAAGTCACCAATCTGATAACCCGCTTGCTGAGTAACGACACCAAACCTGTTGCTAGCTTTAGTTGCAGCCATTTGAGTTTGGCTCAGAGCTTTCATCTCTGCCCGATAAGCTCTTAGGCTTTGAGCAGCCTCAGCACGGGTAATAACCCCAGCCTTTAGTGCCGCACGAATTGCGTCGTGACCCTTCTTCATACGCATCTGTGCAGCATAAACAGGATCGATAGCGGCCTTTAGTTGTGAGTAAGAGGCAGCAGCTTTAGATACCTCAGCATCTAGCTGTTGAAACACCGAGGCAGATTCTCTAGCTGATTTATTAGATAGAGTTTGAGCACGATAGTTTTTCTCTAGCGTAGCGTTAATTCTACCCTGTTCAGCTTGGAACCGTTCTTGCCAGCTAACTACCTTACGAAAACCTTGCTCAAAGGCTTTAGCTGTGTCCTTAGACGCCTTACCCATACGGATAAGTTCATCTACAGCACGGGATACCTCACTGCTATCTACCTCAAACTTTAAGTCAGCCATTCGCTACCCTCATATAAACTGCATCGACTTCCTTGATTGCTACCACATCACGAGGTTCAATAGGTGTCTCAGTCAGTTCCTTCCACGCTTTAATTTGTTCATAAGTTATCGGGTTAGGGCCAGAGAAGCCTTGAGTTCTGCTGTTGCTTAATGTAATAAAGGCAGACCAGACATGAGATAGAGGCATAGGAAATTCTGTCGGGGGTTCCAATGCCTCTGGTCTACGTCCAATCTGCCTCTCTACTTGTTCTAAGTGTTCACGTTCTGTAGTGCCATCCTTGTCAGGGCGGTTGAGCTTAAACTGGTGTTCAGCCCAATCACACAACTGAGAAGTTAGGCTTTGGTAAAATCCAGAGAGTCTGCTAATGCTCCCTCAATCTGGTCCTTAATCCAAAACACTTCTTCGTATAGTTCTTTAGCCTTGGCGACAGATAGTTTGGGTTTCTCACCACCATAGGTGATATTCCAATCAGCAGTGATCTTAGAGAGAAGCGTAAGTGTTGCCTCTTCAATATCCTGTGCTGTGAAGTCTTGCTTCTTTCCACTCTGCATAGCTTTAAGACGTTTGTTCGTCTGTTCGTGCAGTACAGCTTTATGCTCTTTAGAGTGACTAGCATAGACCGTGATGGTCATAGGCGTCTTGTCGTCATTCTTGAGGGCAGCACCAGTGTTAGGGTGTACTAGAGCAACTTCTACTGTGTCGCTTGTAGGCTTAAGGTTAATCAAATCCATTGTCGAGTTCCTTCGGGGATTATGTCGGGTGAAGTTAGTGTGGAGACCCCTGACCCGACTCAAGGGCCTCCACGTACCTACGTAGGTATTCTTTAGTAGCGTAAGCTACGCTGACTTAGTTTATGCTGGGCGTGTGATCTTGAGGTTAGTGCCTTCTGTAGCGTCATAGAGAGCCACAAACGACATATTGATGATACGGCTGTTAGGCCCATCAACACCAACGTCAGCAGAGTTAATCTTAACTTTAGGGAAGAGGAAGGTGTAAGCGTTAGCCCCTGTAGGGTCGTCTACGGACACTTCAATCTCAGTCTCAGTCTCGTTAAGGAAACGGTTAATCAGGGAGGCATCTTCGAAGTAAGCTGTAAGCGTACCTTCTACCTCTGCACGACCATACTCAAGGGAGGGAGCACTATCATCACCAATAACGAAGGTGGGTGCGAAAGAGTTAGTCAATGTGAAGTCAAGGCCAGTTATGATAGCGACAGAAGAAGCACCGCCTACGTTACCGATACCAATGTCACCGGAGTAGCTATCGAAGGGTGCAGCACCTGAAGCGGCATCTTGGGTCTTCTCTGTGCCACTGATGGTCATGTCTTTACCAACCATACCGAAGGTGGTAGTCACCATCTGGTTAGGGGCAAGGGAAACACCCATAGTGGAAACAGACATACCAGTAAACACACGGGCTTGGTCGATGTCAGCAGCGTAGTCTTCGATAGAGAAGAACTTAGGGGTAGTGCCAACTTTTAGTGTGACAGTATCCCAAGTGTTCAGCATAGCCGATTCAAGGAAAGCATCGTAGTCAGCATCACGAAGGTCAGCGACAATATCACCAGACACTTGACGGTTGCCATGACGGTCTACACGAGGCATACGGTCAGCTTGGATGTCGTTACCAGCCACACGATCTTTAGTGAGGTTCAAAGAGTGTGTGCTGAAAGGGAGGTTAGTGAAGTTACCAGCAGGTGTCGTACCAAACGTAGATTCTACGATGTAGGACAGGCTGGAACGTGAGCCTTGTGCGAAAGCCATATTAGTTCTCCTGTGAGGATTATCTGTAGATGTACCAACCAATGTTGACTGGTATCATATAAAAAGGTCCATCAATCTCTGCCATTTCTCTTTCGGCATAACGGATGGATACGATAGTGCCACTATAGCTTACGTCAGTCGCAGCCTCAAAAGCATCTATAATCTTGTCTGCTAGTTCATCCCCAGCAGAGGGGCCTTGGTCTTCGGGAACATAGCACTCAACACGGTAGATACCCTGATAGAACATCTGGGGGTTAGTGCCTCGTACAGCAGGTTCACGACGAGTTGGGATAAGACGGGGTTTAACGTAAGGGGTGCCAGTAGTAGGGCTAAACTGTACGTTCTCCCAACCAACAGAAGGCAAACCAGAGACAGAGCTTAGGTTAGTCTCAAGTGCAGCCCGAATGTCATCATAGATACTTGCCATTACCTGAACCTATCCTGTGTCCTTAGAAACACATTGTGCTTCTGCTCAACTATTTTATTATGGGGAGACCTGTTACGAAGTGTAAAGCCTTCACTCTCAAGGGGGTCGATGTTTCTTACTTCCGCCCTAAGCCTTGCAGCTTCATCCTGTTTCTTGGCATCTTTAGCGCCTACAGGTATAATAGGTTTGTTTGCAGAAGTGCGAGAACGACCACTACTGTCACCTCTAGGTCTAACCGAAAAGGACTCCACATAAGCACCCGTCTGTACAGGGGAGATAGCAGCAGCGTAGCTTACAACCTCTTCGCCTTTGGTCCAGACACTCTCTTTAATCTTGTTCTCTACCTGTTCCATCTTCTTGTAGAAGGAAGAGTTAATGGTGATCTGTGTCTTACCCATAGGCTATTCCTCTACGTGGCAGAGGTAACAAACAGCAGCACCATCAGAAAAGATTGTAGTGACAGACACAATAACTACTTTGTCGCCATTACCTACGATAACATCTTTCTCGTCAGGCTCTACAGGAAACCCTAAGGCAGGGATAATACACTTGCGAGTACCCTTCTTAATCTGGTCTACGTTAAGGGTTTCGTAGTTGTAGAAGTAACCAGTAAAGTTGTAGTCGGTAGTGGCTGCATTATCTACTTGACCTGTAGCTGGGTTATAAGTTCCCCCAGTGGTAACTTTAGTGAGGGTTAATGCCTCTCCGAAGTCACGGACTAGATTAAGTAGGT